TATTTACGACGTAGAGGTTATAGAGGTTTTAGTATGAACAGACCTGATAAGATCTGGAATAAACTATCTACCGCAGAAAAAGAAGTTGGTGGTATACCTAACTCTAGTGAAGATATAAAACAAGCACACGCGTCCGCTATTGAAATGTATATTAATGATCACGTAGGTTTACTTCAAGATGGTACTTATGGTACTATGTATTTTAACGAGACATTAAATGACTGGAGTAGATTTGATATAACTAAAAGAACAAAGCACGATGCTTCCATTAGTACTGGATTAGCTATCATGGCTTGTAACAGACATTTATATAGACCAAACCCTGAGTATAAAAAACAACCACTTAACCTAACAATATCCAAATATAAAAATACAGGTTTTAATTCAACAATAATAAAAAGATAAATTATGGCAGAGTCTGCGATAACTAATTTTCCATCTCAAGCAGTTAGTGACCTTGAGAAAATGAGTTATGAATATGGGTTAAAAGTAGCTAGAGCTATTGAGCATGAGTGGTTTTCTGACAATCACTCTAAGTATAATAATATGGTTAACAACTTTCACAAGTTGAGACTATACGCTAGAGGAGAACAACCTATACAAAAGTATAAAAATGAGTTATCTATAAATGGTGACTTAAGCTACTTAAACCTAGACTGGAAGCCGGTACCTATTGTACCTAAATTCGTAGATATTGTAGTTAATGGTATGGCGCAACGTGCTTACGAAGTTAAAGCTTACTCTCAAGATTCTTATGGAGTTAGTAAAAGAACTGAGTATATGGAGTCTATGCTTAGAGATATTAGATCTAAAGATTTTAACGACGCAGCAATAGAAGGTTTTAATGTTGATCTTTATGAAAATAGAAAAGATACGCTTCCAGATACAGAAGAAGAGCTGGCGTTGCATATGCAGTTAGATTACAAGCAGGCTGTTGAGCTAGCTGAAGAGCAGGCAATAAATGTGTTAATGGAAGGTAGTAAGTTTGATCTTACTAAAAGAAGATGTTTATATGATTTAACTACTATAGGTATTGGAGCTACTAAAACTACGTTTGATTGGAGTGATGGTGCTAAAGTAGAGTATGTAGATCCAGCTGACTTAGTTTACTCTTATACTGAATCTCCTTATTTTGATGATATATATTATGTAGGAGAAATTAAAGAAGTTCCAATAAACGAGTTAGTAAAACAATTCCCTGAATTATCTGAACAAGATATAAAAGAAATAGTTGAAGGACCTAGAAGTTCCATAAAGAGTTACCAAAGAAATAGTAGTAATAGAGATAGAAATAAAGTAGATATTTTATATTTCAACTACAAGACGCATAAAAATAATACATATAAATTAAAACAAACTGGGTCTGGTGCTTATAAAGCTATAGAAAAAGATGATACTTTTAATCCACCGGCTGATATGGAAGGGGATTTTAGTAAGTTGGAAAGAGTTATGGAGTGTTTGTATGAAGGTGTTTTAGTGTTAGGTACTGATAAACTTTTGAAATGGGAGATGGCTAAGAATATGATGCGTAGTAAATCTAACTTTGATAAAGTTAAGATGAACTATAGTATTGTAGCTCCTAGAATGTACGAAGGTAGAATAGAATCTATTGTAAGTAGAGTAACTGGGTTTGCTGATATGATACAGTTAACACACTTGAAGCTACAACAAGTTATGGCGAGAATGGTACCTGATGGGGTTTACATGGACGCTGATGGTTTAGCTGAAATAGATTTAGGTAATGGAACTAATTACTCTCCGCAAGAAGCTTTAAACATGTTCTTCCAAACTGGTTCGGTTATTGGTAGATCATTTACCTCTGAGGGAGATCAAAATCCTGGTAAAGTACCTATTCAACAAATACAGAATGGAAGTGGTGGTAATAAAATACAGAGTTTAATAGCTACTTATAATTACTACTTACAAATGATAAGAGATGTAAGTGGACTTAATGAAGCTAGAGATGCTTCAACTCCAGATAAAAATGCTTTAGTTGGTATTCAAAAGTTAGCTGCTGCTAATTCAAATACAGCTACTAGACACATACTACAATCTATGTTATTGCTAACAGCGGAATCTGCTGAAGCCTTGTCACTTAGAATATCAGATATTGTAGAGTACTCTCCAACAAAAGAAGCGTTTATACAATCTATAGGCGCTCACAATGTAGCTACATTAGAAGAAATGAATGATTTACATCTGTATGACTTCGGTATATTTATAGAATTAATGCCTGATGATGAGGAAAAACAAATACTTGAAAACAATATTCAACAAGCTTTAGCACAGCAATCTATAGATTTAGACGATGCTATTGATCTACGAGATGTTAGAAATATAAAATTAGCAAATCAACTTCTTAAGATTAGAAGAAGAAAGAAACAAGAGAGAGATCAATTAATACAACAGCAAAATATACAAGCTCAATCTCAAGCTAACCAACAAGCTCAACAAGCAGCAGCACAAGCTGAAACACAGAAAGAGCAGGCTAAAGTTGAAATGCAATCTCAATTAGAACAAACAAAAAACCAAATGAAGATTCAATATCTTCAACAAGAAGCTCAAATTAAAAAGGACTTAATGGATCATGAGTTTCAAATTAATATGAGATTAAGAGGTGTGGAGAATGAAACTATAGATAGAAGAGAAGGTATTAGAGAAGATAGAAAAGATCAAAGAATAGATAAACAAGCTGAAAATCAACAAGCAATAAAAAGAGGTGAATCACTTAAAAAGTTTGAATCATCAGGTAATGATGTAGTAGGGGGAGGACTTAGTTTAGACCAGTTTGATCCTAGATAATTAATTATATAATATTTTATTATGGCAGAAGAAGTAAAAGACACAGTTGAAGAAACTGTAGATCAACCCGTCGAAAATACTATTGACGAATCAAAGTTTGAAAGCGCTGGAGATGATAGCGTTATTAAAGTAGATTTAAGTAAACCACCAGTAACCGAAGAAACTAATGAAACTCAAGAAGCAGAAACTGACCCAGCAGGAGTGGTGGGAGGCGATGAAAACGCCGGAGCCACAGAAGAACAAGAAGAAGTACAACCGCAAGGAGAAGTACAAGAAGAAGAACTACCAGTACTAGAAGAAGTAACTGAAGAAGAGGTAGAGCATGTAGAAGAAAAGGTTGAGGAAGCTATAGCTGAAGCAGAAGCTACGGGTAAACCACTACCAGAAAATATTCAAAAGCTAGTTGACTTCATGGAAGATACTGGTGGAGATATAAATGATTATGTTAATCTAAATAGAGATATATCTAAATTAGATGATTCTGATATTTTAGATGAATATTATAGAACAACTAAATCTCATTTATCAGCAGAAGAGAGAAACTTTATACTAGAAGATAAGTTTGGATTTGATGAAGAGGTTGATGATGAGAGAGCAATAAGATCAAAGAAAATCGCTTTAAAAGAGCAAGTTGCCGAAGCGAAAGCCTATCTAGACGGGCAAAAGTCTAAATATTACGAAGAGATTAAAGCTGGAAGTAAACTCACTGGTGAGCAACAGAAAGCAATGGATTTCTTCAATCGTTACAATAAGGAATCTGAAGAGACTAAAAAACTAACAGAATCTAACAAAAAAGTTTTTCAACAGAAGACTGATAATCTATTCAACGATAAGTTCAAAGGTTTTGACTACAATGTCGGAGATAAGAAATACAGGTTTAATGTTAAGAACATAGATGACGTCAAACAAACTCAAAGCGATTTAACTAATTTTACCAAAAAGTTTTTGGATAAGAACAATCAGATGAATGATGCTAAGGGTTATCACAAGTCTTTATTTACAGCAATGAATGCTGATGCTATAGCTCAACATTTTTATGAGCAAGGAAAAGCAGATGCAATCAAAGATACTGTAGCTAAAGGTAAAAATATTGATGTCAACCCTAGAGGTGTTCACAAAGGTGAACAAACTAGTGGTACAAAGTTTAGAGTGTTAGGTGAAGGTACAGATGATTTCAAATTCAAAATTAGGAAAAGAAAATAATTAATCTTTAAATTAAAAAATTATGGCAATTACTAATGGTACTAATTTGAATAGTGTAGCTGCTCCACAAGCGGTGGCATTAGCTTCAAATTATATCGATTTTACAGCCTCCGGTACAGCCGGTTGGGCACAGCAATATCTACCAGACTTGATGGATAAAGAAGCTGAAGTGTTCGGTAACAGAACTATTTCAGGATTTTTCGAGCAA